CTCTGTAAGAGCAGGAGTTATAGGAGCAGTGATACTGGCTGCTGCAAGCTTCCCTGTAGCCTCTCCAGAGCCTTCTGCCTTGATACATGCAATCTGTTTCTCAGTTAGTTCAGAGCTCTCTGAGACGCTTCCACCGGTCTCTCCTGCTACCGACTGTTCAAATGTTTTAATTTCTGCTTTACCTAAACCAAGAAAACCTGCTGGTTTTTCAATCAACTTTTCATTTCCAATGATCTTTGGTGCATGAGATTTATATCTAATGCTATATCCTTTCTCTGAAACAGTTGCTATATAACTTGTATAAGGTCCTACAGGCAGATTTATTAAAGGTAAACTACTTTTTCTATTGACTGTTGACTGTATTAAAGCAAGATGAGACAGTCCAAATAATATTCCTAAAGAACCTATAAGTATTTTTCTCGATCTAGATGGTCTCTGACTGTACATTTTTCATGTTATATATACTTATTCTACTGTTATTTCTATTAACTAGCCAGTCTAATCAGCAGCTTCTGCAGTATTGCCAGCTGCTACCCACTCAAGATATTCTTGGTAGTCGGTGTTTGCTTCGTCTTTAGGAATTGCTAATTTCACAACTCCATCTTCTTTATATAGAATATCTTGTGTTGTACTAGAAACAGTTTCTCCATCTAATGCATAAAGTGAAGTATTTCTAAGTTTGTAAGAAATTACCATAATTAAAGCTCCGCACTAATGGTAAAGGTATTAGCAGAATTGGAATATGCAGAAAGACATCTAGCATTTGTCATACTACTGAGTCCTGATACATAACAAGTTAACACAGGACTAACAGCATCCCATTTTTCAACAGTTGGAGTTGCAGTTAAATTTGTTTGATTAGTAGCTGTAAAAAAAGCCCAAGCAATTGAATTTACAGTTGGAGTAGCTCTTAATGGTACTGCAAGAGGTATGCTAAAAATTCCAGTAGTTGTACCACTAGACCTCCCTGCACCAATTAAAACATTATCAGTTTTACCTGCTATTTGTTGATAATACCTCTGACATAAAGTTAGCTCCTGACTGAATGACCTATGCTCAAAATCTGTTGCCACGCTACCAACCTCAAGCTGAACTCCTGTTAAATAAATATTATTACTTGTACTATTTACTGCATTTACACCACCTACTGCACGATTAGCATTAGTTTGTGAACCCCAAGTTGTTTGCAAAGTTCCTCCCGCATAAGTAGAACCTGCACCGAACCACCAATTAATTTCCATACTTAAATTTGTAGTAAAACTAAACTCACCCGTTGTATCGGCAGGAAAGGTGATTTCTTTCTTCTCCCATGTATTTGAACTTGAAACTGTATATGCTTTACAACAGTGACGGCTATTATCATTATCGGTTAATTCAAGAATATAAGTTCCAGTAATAGTTGATTTAATCCAAAAAGAGATAGTTAATTGTTGAGCGTTTGCTGTTCCTTTTTTAATTCTTTGTAAATCTTGACCCTCAATTCTTTGCGCTAAAATATTGTAATTTGCTGAATCCATAGTCGCATCTGCTGTAGTTACATTTATACGTTGAGCTTTAGGAAATCCTTGTTCTGGAATCCCAGAATCTTGACTTAGAGTGACTTCTGTACTTCCGTTTCTTAAAAATTTAAATCTATCACAACCACCATAATGATCTGTTGCTCCTGTTTTGTCGCCTCGCTGAGCCACTTGCATAGCTCCGTTAATTACAATATTTTTATTACTTAGGTTATTAGTAATATTGGCAGTACACGTTCCATCATTAGCTACTGTCACCGCATCTGATGATGCTGATACTCCTCTGATTGCTCCGACTTTTAATGTACTCATTTAACTAGGCTCCGTTGGAAAAGTAACGGATGATGAATCTAAATTTCCATTACTATCTAGTTTAGGTGATGCAGACGCAGGTAAATCTCTTAATGCTTGCCTATAAGTTTTCCAAGCATCTGTAATTGTTAAATCAGAACTGGCTCTCCAATCACAAGCTGCTAATTTATTGTCACGTTCTTCTCTAAGTAATCTCATAGGCTCTGCTTCATTTAACCTAGTAACTTCAGCATCTATTTCGGATTCAGTAGGAACTGTATCGCCTCCATGATATGTTAAGCCAGAGTAATCTTTTCCTTTCCAAGCAAAATCCTTGTTAGGTTTTAATGATCTTAAAGCGTGTACCTTATCGTAAATCATACTTCAATCTCCATAACGTGCATGTGAGAAGAAAATACACCACCACCTGCATCGCCATCTATAATTCTTAAAATAACTCCGTTAGTGTCGGCATTGCCTCTAATTTTGTATGTATGTGAGCTTGTATCAGCAGGGTTATCAATTACAAAAAAACTAATTTCTTGATAAATATTTTTAGATGAACCACCATTGTGAAAGTATCCAAAAAACTTTGAATCAATAGCTGTACTATCTCTTAAAAGATCAATGACAGCCCTTATATTAGTATCAGAACCAGCTTCAATCTGAGTTCTAAGATTTGCTACTATCAGAACTCTGTTATTTGCATTTGAAAGAGTAATTGATGTGTTTAAATCTGTATTAATAGTTCCTGTTGTACCAGTTACAGTAAAGTCTCCACTTGCCATAGTAGTCGAAGTACGAGACAAGATTTTACCTTTAGTTCCAAATGATAAATTTCCACTACCATCTGTTTTTATAACCTGGTTACTAGAACCATCATTTTGTGGGAGAATGAATTGTTTAGCTGCATTACTGTCAGTAGAAGCTGGAGCTTTTAACTCTACAGTACCTCCTCCAGAATCAGCTGTTAATTTAATACTTGACATAATTAACTAGGTTTTGGGTTATCAGTTTTTACCTTTTCACAGGCTGCATAATATGCTGTCAGTTTACTAGAATCTCCCTTACTATTCCAGTACATTGCATCTGCAAAGTCTCCTAATGATGGATATAAAGGTTGTCTTACAGATTGATATGCAATAGCAGCAGCTTCAGCATCTAACGTAACTCTCGCAGCATCCACTTCAGATTGAACAATATTTATTTGCGCTCCATCGGCTTTAAACGCACCTTTGTCACTATATATTGCAACAGCGTCAGGGTACGCTTTTTTAATTGCTGCAAAATCATTAAAAGACATTATGCTGCTACCTCGTAAACTGTAAGAGTGCTAACAGGTCTTAAAATGTACTCAATATTATTAGTATCTCTTCCCATATTGAAAAAATAAGTTCCTCCACTACTATGTTGATCAAGAATATTAACTTTATATGTTACTTGTGAAGTTCCAGAAATACCAGTATCAAGAATACTAAACGATTGTAAAGTACCTCCATAACTAGTATTACTAAAATCAGGTGCTATTGTAGCTTGTCTTCTTATACCAGCAGCATCACCTCTTGCAACAGCTGTAGAATCTCTCAGTAAATTTATAAACATACCACCATAAGAACCATCTATATCAAGGTGCATAGAAAGTTGTATCAAAGCCTTACTAGAGGAAACTGTCGGAGTATAAGTTCTTGAAATAAGAGTATTTTCACCATTTGTTGACATAGTAACTTGAGAAGCAGCAGTTTCAGTAGTAGATACAACTTGAAGAATTTTACCACCAACACCAAGTGCTAAATCCGAAGCCTGTATTATTCCATCAGGCAATCCCCCTGCTGAAATTCCTGTAACTGTTCCTGATCCGTTGATTGTAATAGGCATAATTTAAACCACCGTATATACTGAACCGCTAGGTATAGTCAGCGTAACACCTGCATTAATTGTAATTGGTCCTGCACTTAGAGCATTGCAAGTTGCTCCAAATTCAGTACCTATTGTGTAGTTAGTTGTCATGGTTGTTCCATTCTCCATAAACAACTTGTCAGATCCTCCTCCGACAGCTCCACCCCCTGACTGATCAACAAATGAAAGTACACCCGATCCATTTGTGGAAAGCACCTGACCACTTGACCCTGCACTTGTTGGGAAGGTGGCAACTTTAACTCCATTAGCTGTAATAGAAACTAATCCTGATCCACTTCTAAATATTCCTGTATCTGTGTCATCAGAAAATGTTATAGAAGGAACTGCAGTAGTTCCATCAGGAAATGTCCCACCAGCATTTAGATAATCAGCAGCTGCAAAGATAACTCCAAAAAAACTTTCACCTGCTGCTGGAGCAGAACTAAAACGTATATTTGTTCCTGATAATTTAAAACCTGTTCCTCCTGTATGATCTGGTTCTTGAATTACACCACCGACTGAAATTAATAATTGTGTTTCATATTTTGGAAATGGGACAGGTGCAGATCCTCCAACTGTCAGAGCAAAATCTTGGAGACTACCATTAAACGAACTTGAAATATCATCAATCGCTTTGTAATCATTATTCGACCTTAAATTATTACCTATATACGGCATGATTACTGAAATCTTTTATTTGCTTCTTCTATTTTACAGAGGCTAATTTTTGAGAATTATTACTAATTTTTTTAAAAATTTAAGTATTAGGTCCTGCAGTAGATGGTTGTGTCGGCCAAACAACATCATCAGGAGTTTTATCTTTATAAGTCTGAGGAATATCTCTTATAACTTGTCTATATGCAGCCCACTGTGCCTGATCTACAGTTGCACCAGTTGTCATTGTCCAATCTGTATTTTGTAATATTCCATCTCTTGTAGCTCTAATATCATCCCAAGTTAATGCATCAGCAGCTTCGGCAACTCCACCCTCTGCTACCCACGTAAGGTACTCTTGATAGTCGGTGTTTGTTTCGTCTTTTGGAATATAAGCATTATCTTCTTTTCTTAAAATACAGGTGCTTTCTACAGAATTACCTGTAATGGAATCTGTATAATTTGCTAAAAGTTTATAAGTGTAAGTCATTTAAAGCTCCGCATTTAGTTTAGGGTTTTTTAAATAGCCATTATTAACACCTACTTGTTGATATTGCAAAAGATATTGGTCACTATAACTTGCATCACTGCTAGAACCAGCTCTTTTTTCAGTAAAAGTAAGAGTAGGTGTTGCTCTCATTTTTGTTGGTAGTGAATAATGTATCATAGTTGAAGTGGCATACGCACCACCATAAATAAATTTGTCTCCCTCACCCCCAAAAGGATATTGCCAATAATATCGTTGACACCTTAATAATTCATCTGTAAATGACCTATGCTCAAATTCTGTTACCACGCTGCCTACTTCTAATTGAACTCCTGTAAGTAAAAAGTCATTTGAAGTATTATCTAGTGCATTAACATTAGAACTAGAAACCCTATTTGCACTTGTTCTAGCACCCCAAGCACTTGTTTGTAATGTTCCAGAAGTAAAACTTGACCCTGCCATTAGCCAAAAATTAATAGTGAGTGAACTATTAGCATCATTATTAAAAGCTCCTGTTGTATCTGCTGGAAAAATTAGGCTATATCTATTCCAATTATTATCTGAAACTGTAATTGTTTTACTGCAAGCTCTTTGATTATCGGTATCTTCTAATTCAATAGTGTAAACTCCAGTTTTTGTTGCTTTTATGTAAAAAGAAAGAGCATATTGCTTTGCAGATGAAGTTCCTTTTTCAAAATCTTGAACATTTTGACCTTCCATTCTGTGCTGAATAAGAAAATAATCACCAGCTGCAACATTAGTATCTACTGTGGTGCAATCCCATTTTGTAGAGGCAGAAAAACCATCTGGAGTATCTGTAGATTTTGTTACAGCTACTTGTGCACTACTATTATTATTTGTTAAAAATCTATCAGATGACAAATAGTCAGAAGAATTAGTAGCAGACGCATCTCCCCTTTGATGAATCATCATTCCACCATTTATGACCTTGTTTCTAGTACCTAACTGCCCAGATAGAGGTAAAATATCATTTGTTAAGTCTTGTTTTTCAGCTGCAGTAAAGTTTGTATTCTTTACGTTTGTAGATAGCCTATCTGAACTTACTGTATTAAGAGCCATGTGTTATACCTCCTTAAGTCTGATCAAGATAACTTACGGTTGCATCTATTGCACTAGCTGTGCCCGCTCTTATTTTTAATTTATCATTTGCTTCCATTATTATTTTTGATCCAGATATTATTTCTAAAGAAGATCCTGCAGGTACTGGAGCATTTTTAATTAAGAAAACATCATCACCAGCAGTTTCAAGAAAAACATCTACGTCGGTACTAGATGCGACTTTGTTTGAGAGAAGAATACTTAATAAAACTAAAGTTGAACTACCACCTGCGGTAACTAGCACTGTGGTACTAGCACTTAGAGCATCTGTAACAACATTAGCTTTAACGTCACTTTTGAAGGTATTTGCCATATTATCCTAGTGCAAGAATTAATGCAATTTGATCAGAGAAATTGGTAGTAGTTGCAGATAATGTCCCCGTTATAGTTACATTACCTGGAATTGTTACTGCCCCATTAGAATCTATTGTAAGACGTGCAACTCCTCCAGTTACTAAAGATAATTCATCATTTGCAGGACTAATTAATCCTGTATTTGTGTCTCCAGCAAACTTTAAAGCACAATTATTTAGATCACCAGACTTTGAAAATAATGAATTTGAACCATCTTGTCTTAATAATGGAAAGCCTCCATTAGTTATTGCGTCATGTATTACAACAGTTTTTAACGAGGTATCTACTGTAACTTCGCCATCAGCACCTTTAAAGCCTGTATGTTCTGCTGTTGTTCCTCTTCTAAATTGAACTTGGGTTGCCATAATACTATCCTAAAGCCACTGCTATAGCCGTAGCAAAATCCTCCGTAGCAAAGGATCCTGACATATTAATTGTAACTTTGTTACCTGTTGCAGCTGTTGTGATGTTTGTGCCACCCTCAATATCTAGAACTTCTGAATTTAAATCAATTGCAATCGTTCCAGAATCAGCTTCAATATCTAAATCTTCAGCAGAAATTTGAGTATTTACATAAGCTTGAGTTGCTATAGTTCCATCTGCATCAGGAAATGTTAATGTCCTAGTCTGACCAGCCGTAATAGAGGCGGAACTAAAAGCACCAATTTTTGTATTATCTGAATTATTTCGAATTCTGAATCCACTATCATTTGTGACTACAGCTGTAGAAGTTATAGATGCTAATCCAGTAAATGTTGTTGCACTTCCTCCAAGAGCAATTCCAGTACTACCAATTGTTAATGAACTATTTGCAAGATTACTGTTAGCAATTGAAGATGCCGTTGTAAGTACAGTTCCTGTCTCAGCTGGGAGAGTTATGGTTACATCAGCAGTAGATGCAGGACCTTTTAGTGTTGCAGAATTTGTTCCATTATCAGTATCTTCTTTAAAAATTATGCTTCCTGCAGAAGTTGAAGATCCTGTAAGAATTGGATCGGTAAGACTTTTATTTGTTAAAGTTTCTGTTCCTGTTGTAGAAACTAAAGTGGCATTTGAAACAGCAGTGTTAAATTGAGCTAAAGTTCCAGATAAAGTATTGCTTGCGAGATTTAAAGTTTTATTTGTTAAAGTTTCTGTTCCCGTTGTTGTGGCAAGAGTTGCATCTGTAACAGCAGTGTTAAATTGAGCTATTGTTCCTGAAACTGTGTTAGATCCAAGAGCTATTGTTTTATTGGTAAATGTAACAGTATTACTTGCGGTTACTGGATAAGAAATATCACTAGTTAGTGCAACTGTTCCACCTGCATCAGGAAAAGTTATAGTGCGATCGGCAGTCGGATCTGTAACAGCTAAAGTTGTTTCAAAGTCATTAGCTGTGGCTCCTTCAAAAACTATCTGTCCACTAGCAATTGTTATTGCATTTGCAGCATCAGCAACACCAGATATTAATGTTGTAGATGCTAAAGACGTTAATCCTGTAAATGTTCCTTGAGTAGCTCCAAGTGCAACTGCAGTGCTGCCAATAGTTATATCATCGTTTGCTAATTGAGAATTAGGTATTGCACTAGTTCCTAACACTCCAGTAGAAGAGTTATATGTCAATCCATTTCCAGACGCAACACTTACCGATCCTCTAGCTCTCGCCTGTGTAAAATATTGATTTGTGCCTTCACTTAAATCGGTAGTGCTATTTCCAGCAAAATCTAATTTATCTGCAGAAGAATTTAACTCCTGAAAAAGACCAGAAACAAGTACTAACGCCTTCCTAGTTGCCATTTCATATCTCGATCAAGCCCTTAACCAAAAGAACTTATTTATATTTATTTTACGACCACTAAATTGTTAAGATATCTCTATTGGTGGCTCTGTCTTTACTACTAAAGATGTTGTAGTTGCAGCTTCACCAACCCTTGTTACAAAGTGTCCTGAACTAGTCGGTGGAGTCTTTACTATTGCTCCTGCAGAACTAGCAGATAAAAAATAATGATCTCCTGGATCTAATCCTGAAAGAGGGGTAACACCTTCAACAATACAACGAACTAAAGTACCAGCAGATACAGTTGTTTCTACAAATCCTACAACTCTTGCTTTATCATCAGTATCATTAGCAATTGCTTTTCCAAGTTTTCCATCACTAGATCTAGAAAAAACTGCATCACCTTGGTTTAAATTTTCAAAAGCTTCAGCAGCAAATCCATTTATTTTATTTGCAATTTGTCCTGGAAAATTACTTTTTAAATCTAATAATGCTTCAGTTAATCCCTGAGCATTTGGTGCATAAGGTTCGTAAGACATTAACTTAGTTTAACTGGAGGTTCAATTTGAATAGATAATTTAGTTGCAGTTGCAGCCTCACCTATTCTTACAACTGCTTGACCTGCAGAGGAAGGAGGAGTTGCAGTTATTGCACCTGCTGTTGTGGCAGATAAGAAAAATAAATCTCCTGCATCTAATCCCGATATATCTTTCAAACCAGCTACTGCAACTTGTAATGATTCACCAGTAAGAGCAGATATATTTGCAAATCCAATTACAAATGCATTTTCTATAGTCCCATCTGCAGCACTGGCTTTACCTACTTTTCCATCTGATGTTCTCATGTATAAAGCATCACCTTCAGTAACATTCTCAAATGCAACAGCATTAAATGTAACTTGAGCAGGAGCAAATGTTGGAAAGCCTTCTTTTAAATCAATTACTGCATCTACTAATCCTCTGTAATTAGGCTCATATGGTTCACGAGCCATATTCACATTATTAGCTATCATTAAATCTCTCAATGCTGCAATAGCTCCTTGTATATTTGGTTCGTACCCTGTTGCCATTTTATTTATATATAATTATCTATTTTAAACTGTGCCTACCATTATAATTAAATTATGGAACCTCAAGTTATTGCAGCTATTATTTCTGGTAGTATTGGAGCTTTTGCTGGTATATCAAGGGCTTTAGGTAATTTTAATAAAAAATTAGATAGAAGATTTGAAAATGTAGAAAGAAAAGTAGAAAAATTAAAAAATGAGGTTTTACATGATTATGTATTAAAAGAAGATTTTTTAAGAGAAATGCAAGCAGTTCATAGTAAATTAGATAGAATTTTAGATCATTTATTAAATAAATAATTAAGTAGCATCAACCCAACCACCAACAGAAGCTAAATATATTTTTAAAACTCCATTACCAGCACCATTTGTATCCCAATGTAGTTGTCCGTCTATAGCATTAGCTGGTTGACCTGCGGAAACAGAAACTACTGCTTTTACACTTTTAAATGATGTACCATCATGAATTTTAAATATTTCTGTACTTACAGTATCTAACCAAGTTTCACCTTTACTAGAAGAAGTAAATCCAGCAGGAGAAGTATTAGGTGCAGTGCTTCCAATATGCACAGGACCAACTTTAATTAAACCAGTACTTGGAGAAGCAGTATTATCTGCAAAAAATAAACCTGGACTTACACTATTATTATTTAATGCTAATTCTCCAGCTCCTAGTCTTATTGGAAAGGGTCTGTCATTTGCTGTGCTTGATCTACGAGTTTGAATTTGTACTGCCATAATTAGACATTTATATATAGTCCTGCATCTACTACTG